TCTCCGGCGGTCTCTCATTCCGACAAGGGAGGGGGTCACCCCCGTGGGTCTGTGTGGCAGGAGCACTTGTCAGTTAGAGTTGCCGGAACCCACCGGGCTGGTGGGCTGCAGTCTCGCGTGAGTGGCAGGGCTTGCAGAGTCCGCGACCGTGGCGTGGATCGTTTGAGTCGGCGCCGTCGTTAATGAGTTCGCGCTTCGACCTGGGATAGTGATCGGCTTCGGTCGACGGTCGGCGCATGCACAAGACGCAGATGGGATCGCGAGCAAGTACACCTTCACGGAACCTACGTCGGTGTCGGCGACCATAGCCTCGGTCGGTGGATGAGCCACGGGTCTGCTCGGCATCACGGGTACATGATGGGCAGAGCCTCACGCCCTGGTCGACGAGGACCGGACAGCCCTTGCCGTTGCAGACCTTCTTCATTGACTGCCTCCGAACATGACGAAAGGCCTGACCGGATGAACCGCGTCAGACCTTCATCGCCACTACACGTGACTCTACGAGAATTGTATGGGACAAAGTCAAGGATGTCTATCGTCTTGAGGTTCTTACCTTTCGGCGTGTCGTGCGAAGCATCACTGCTCGAACATCACCAAGTCGATACAGTCTTGCTCCTCGTTGATCTTGACCAACAGCAAGCAACATCACGCGACCATGAACATCTCGTCGAGTTGTCCACTTGCGTGCTTGCTCATAGGTTATGACCTCACCTGTTGCACGCAGTGTCTCAACGATGCGAGACAGTGGTGCTTCGTATGACTCGATGCGCCTCAGCCCTTCACGCCTACGTGCACGCACATCCACCTGGGCACTGCACCTCGGGCACACCATGGTCTCCTCACCCAGTGCAGGCCATAGCTCCACGTCGCAGTCTCTGGTCAAGCAGCGTCCGATGAACACACGTTCAGGTGGAATGTCGATCTGCACCAGACCAGCGAGACACTGCTCGACCAGCCGGTCACGCCACACCTCAGCCTGCTCATGCTTGACCACCCATGACCTCAACGGGTGAAGCCTGGCCACGAGCTCGGGGACACTGAGCATCCGATAGACAGGTGCTTCCTGCTCACGGATCCACTCACCGAGGATGGACCTGAGCACAGTGGTGATCTCGTCACGCACCTCGGCTGCACCAATGCGGAACACCATGGGTACAGCATCAGAAGAACGACGCTCACCCTGCGGTGTGGTTGCATCCTGTCTGAGGATGGACACCTCGAGCTGCTGGTCCAGCGGACCACACATGCGGATCAGGTCAGGCAGTGCGGCTCCTCGTACCTCACGGGAATCCCACATCGTCATTGTCCTCTCAACTCTCTCTCGATACGGCCACTCACCCAATCGCGGGGCCGCCAAACGTCTACGTCCTCACCGACGAGCGACAAGGTGGAGATCCATACCTTCTGCTCCGGTGTGGTTGTTCCTGTCTCTGACTTGAGCTCACGCCACATGACACGGCGCTGCTTCGGATGCACGAGGACGATGTCAGGGAATCCAGGCTCCGACCGCCGGCTGTCATGTGTGTGATAGACGATGAGGCCCATCCGCTTAGCCAACTCAATGATCTGATCCTGCAGCTGTCTCTCTGACATGGCCTTGGCCTGCAAGGATCTGTAGTCCTGGATCTTCACCTCTTCCTCCTCCTCGAACGCTTAGAAGATGATGTGGCTGGCAGGGACGGACGGACGGGGCGCTGACGCGCACCCGACCCGTCCAGTCCCGTACCGACCCGGCCAGACCCTACCAGACCCAGCCCGTCCCGTCCCGACCCGTCCCGGACATCCCAGATATTCCAGCCTTCGATTGCGGCGGATTGCGGGATGATTCCGGGATCATTCCGGGATCGATGTTTCGCCAGGTCAACAGGGTTGTTGTCTGGCGGTGTTGGTGGCGATGCGGGATCGACCTCCGACGGGTTGTCGGGGGAATCGCTCGGACCATCGCCGTGTGACTGTGATGCGGGGTGAACCGGTGTACTGCCGGCCGTACCCTTCGGACCATCACAGTCGGTGTCTCGTGCGGGGTGAACCGATGTACGGTCGGCCATACCCTTCGGACCACGAGACGAGGGCTCAGCGGGGTCAACGGGCGACTGGGTGTCGTCCGTGCTACCCATCGGACCTGAGCTTAGAACCGGGGCTGTCGGTGACTGTGATGCGGGGTGAACCGGTGTACTGCCGGCCGTACCCTTCGGACCATCATAGTCGGTGTCTCGTGCGGGGTGAACCGATGTACGGTCGGCCATACCCTTCGGACCACGAGACGAGGGCTCAGCGGGGTCAACGGGCGACTGGGTGTCGTCCGTGCTACCCATCGGACCTGAGCTTAGAACCGGGGCTGTCGGTGACTGTGATGCGGGGTGAACCGGTGTACTGCCGGCCGTACCCTTCGGACCATCACAGTCGGTGTCTCGTGCGGGGTGAACCGATGTACGGTCGGCCATACCCTTCGGACCACGAGACGAGGGCTCAGCGGGGTCAACGGGCGACTGGGTGTCGTCCGTGCTACCCATCGGACCTGAGCTTAGAACCGGGGCTGTCGGTGACTGTGATGCGGGGTGAACCGGTGTACTGCCGGCCGTACCCTTCGGACCATCATAGTCGGTGTCTCGTGCGGGGTGAACCGATGTACGGTCGGCCATACCCTTCGGACCACGAGACGAGGGCTCAGCGGGGTCAACGGGCGACTGGGTGTCGTCCGTGCTACCCATCGGACCTGAGCTTAGAACCGGGGCTGTCGGTGACTGGGTGTCATCGTCGGCCTGTGTCCGGTTCCGTTTCTGGACGTCCTGGATGAACGCCGAGATCTTTGTGGCGCCCGGGATGAAGTCACCGGGCTTGAGCTTGGACGCGGTTGTGGGTTTCGGGACAACGACGTTGTTGTCCTTGAACCACTTCGTGTCCTTCCAGTACTGGACACCCTCACGCGAGTAATGCGGCTGTGTTGGGGTGAGCAGAAGATATTGGGACCGTTCCTCGAATGTGAGGTCGGAGAGTGCACTGTTGCAGCCGCGGCAGGCAACGACGTATGTGTCGTGTGTGGCGGCGCTGCCGGGGGAGAGATGATCGAACGTGCCTGAGCGTTGCGACTTCTTGTCGTTCCACTGCACGATACGGCGGCAGTAGCGGCACGAGTCGCCGTCGCGGATCCACACGGGCACTGTGAGGCCCTGGTCTTTGCGATCGCGGTCGCGTTGCCGTTCGAAGTCGATCTCTTCTTTCGACCTGATGTGGATGAAGTCAGAGTCTTCAATGAGCTTGAAAACTGGTTTCCCGTCGAGCGTCTCGGCGGGAGTGATGTAGCCGGCTGATGTGGCGAGCTCGAGGAGACGGTCAGCTTGGGACTTGGATCCGGCGAGCGCGAGGGCTGTGCCGTAGGAGATGACGTAGTCGGTGAAGTGTGCTGCTGATTGGAGTGCGCAGCGCATGATGAAGCCGAAGGTTTCGTTGACGCTGTTGTCGTTGGCTTGGGGGTGTTCGAGCACGGCGAGGACGATGGGGTGGTTTGCGACGTTGTCGCCGGTCCTGAGCCATGCCATGGTGTTTTCTCCTGTGGTTAAGAGTTGTGGTTAAAGGTTGTGGCGAGCGCTATTTATGTGCGCTGCGGAGCCGACCGTTGCTGGTGTCGCGGGAACCGGAGTGGAGGAACGCCCAGACTCTTTGCTCTTCGTCGACTGTGATTTCGATGAAGTGGTTACCGGAGCCCAGCGTGCCGAGCTGGTGTTGCCAGTTGGTGGCATATTCGTCTGCCCATGGGACTCCGAAGTTGGCGCAGGTGCTATCCCATATGTCCTCGAGTTCCTCCACACGCTTCTGTGCGCTTTGGGTGAGTTCGGTGTTGTAGTTGCCTGCCGAGAGTGGGATGCGCTGTTCTATGTCTTCTCGGAGTCGTCGGATGCCGGGGACGCCGTCGCGGTTGTACAGGTCGTGGTCGGTCCATTGTGTGCGGACTGCGATCATGCCGCATCCAATGTCGACCCCTACTGCTGCGGGGATGATTGCCCGGTCGGTGGGGATGACTGACCCGACGGTGGCACCCTTGCCGAGGTGCGCGTCAGGCATGAGTGCCAGGTGCGGGTGCACGAACGGCATCGTCGAGGTGGTGAGGGCCTGAGCCTCGGTGTCGTGTTCAAGGATGGATGCCCAGTTGTAGAGCTTCGGGGCGATCTGCTTGATGGTCATGGTCACTGTCCTTTCAGAATGAGTGGTTTGCCGTGGAATCCATCGGCCGAGGGGCCAGGGTCACCGTCGTAGCCGGCAACGTAGTCGGTGTGCTCTTCCCAGCCCTCCGACCGCCAGCACACGGTTTCCCCGTACTTGATGTCTTCGACGTGGCACTGTCTGATCGGCACCTGCCCGACCGCTGCAGCCAACGCCATAGCGACACGGTCGCGGACCTCTTCGACGGCTTCCTGTGCACGGGCTCGGTCCCTCTCGCGGCGCTTCAATGCTCGGCGGGTGAAGTCGTAACAGGTGATCGAGATGATCGCGCATGCCCCGGCGACCAGGGTGAGAATGGCTTCGTTGCTCATTTCTTTGTCCTCCACGTCATAACCCGCGCCCACACTGACTCCGGGATGATCTTCTTGGTCACGATCCACACACACAGGTGGGCGGGAAGAATCAGGAACTTGTCGAGCAGGTTCATCACTGTTCTTCCTTCCTGCGGGTGTGGCGGCAGTCTTTGCAGCACCAGCCCTTCTTGTTGTGCTGTGCGGCTTTGCACTGGATGACGGTGGACCCGCACGACTGGCAAGGGAACACGGGATGGTCGCAGTACTTGTGGGAGCAGTTCTTAAGAAGCACCATTGGTCTCTTCCTTCTCGGTGTTGTCGTGTTTGCAGTCGGGGCAACAGCCGAGGCCCTGACGGTCTCGGGCGAGGCCCTGGCAGACGAGCTGTGTGGATCTGCATTTCGGGTTGAGGCACAGCTTCCATGCGTCTCTGACGGATACGAACTTCGGGAAGATCATGCCGCCACACCTTTCGGTCGTTCGTTTGCGTCGTCAACGTCATCGAATGCGGCCAGCGGTGCGTACCCTGCCCTCTTCGCGGCGGCGATCACGCTGGGCTGTCCTGACTCTGATGTGTGAGTAGGGGCGAGGCCTTCCAACCGCCTGTGGAGTGCGGCGACGGCTTCGGCAGTGCCGAGTCGCACCAACGATCGTTTCCCGGCACGAACCTCAGTGAGCGTGTGATACTGCACCCCGCACAACGTGCTGAGCTCGACGGAACTGAACCCGCGCAACGCGAGGTCCTGCAGCCGACGTTGGGTGCCAGTTGGATCCGTGAACGTTGTCCCAATTGCTGGTGTGTACGTCACCGCGAGGATTCGGGCAGCTGTGCGCCGGTGGAGGCGCTTCGTCCTGTTGCCGTTGATCTTGATTCCCAACAGAGCCTGCAGCCCGGAGTTCACCATGCCGGCGTTGATCGCGATCGTCCCGTGAGTCATACCCATCTCCATGAGACGAAGAACGTGCAAGCGTGCGGGTTGCGCATCAACGAGATCGTTGAGACCTTGCGCATTCCTCACTCGACGGTGCTTCGCGTACCGGGCCTGTTCCCTCTTGCACCCTTCACACCGGCACTTGTGCCTCTGGTAACAGGCTGATGATGGTGGATGGTAATCGCATTCGTGGATCATGAGCTTGCCCCTCTTTTGAGGACTTTCTGGATCTGCTTGTCGGTGCATCCCTGCTGCTTCGCTTCGAGGATCACGGCGAGCAGATCGTTCTTGTAAGTGGTGTTCGGTTCGTTGTCGCGGAGCCGCAGACCGAAGTGCTGTTGGGCGCCGACTCGGTACAGGTAGATCTTCTGGTTCTCGCACTTGCCGGCCTCCGATCCACCGAATGCCCAGCCGTTCGAGCCTTCGATGTGTCGGGCCAGTGGGAACGAGCCCTTGCCTGTCCACGACCATCCGCATAACGGGCATGTGGTCCCGGCTTCGGCGGTGTCCATGACGTCGAAAATGCTGAGCTGGTCGGTGGTCATGACATCTCCTCGAACAGATCCAGCTGCTCACAATCCATAGCGGCGAGCGCGGACCAGGTGAGCATCTTCCACTCCTCGGTGTGCCCGACCTGGTATCTGATGCCCTTGCGCTCTGACTGCCACATGAGGCACGGGTATTCTTCGCTGGCTGGCCGGGCACCGCCAGACCAGTGATCCCTCATCTCTTCGTGGACCGCGGGGTCGGTGATCGTCCTGCCGCGCAGGTTCGAGCTCATCATGATTTCCGCGATTCGACTGATTGAGGGTTCGGTGCCTGTGTATCTGTGGTCGTTGGGGCATGGTGTCGATGTCATGACGCGACCTGCCTGACGTTGTCGTTGCGCTGCAGGCGATCGACGAGATCCAGGCGGTCCATGCGCTGCAGAACCTTCCAACCGGACTCTCGAGAAGACCAGCCGGCGCGGACGTAGGTGTCGTTGTTGTCCCCATACCCGTCTCGGATGAGCAATTCGAGACGATCGATCTTGTCGAGGGCAGGCAGGGAACGATGGTCGATCGACACGTCAACGAGGTCGCTCTTCTGGTCTTCGTTCGGATCGTCGATGTCATCCCAAGCAGCGGCAGTGACCCACCCTTTCGCGAGAGCCTCACGCTTAGCCCGGGTGATCCCAGCCTGCTCGAACCTCGTTGCGGCCACCGGTGCCTTATCCCAGCATTCGTTGAAGATCTCCTCGATCTGCTTAGCAGTCGATACCCGGATCCCACCACGTTCACCGTGGATGATCTTCCCGAAGTTTCCGGGGAGCATCCCCAACATCTGGGCGAGACGACTCTGCGACCAGCCCACAGCGGCGAGTGCCTGCAGCCGGCGGACGCTGCCGAGGTTGTCGACGACGGACCCTTCGGCCATGTCTACCGTGACGGTGAGGAGCTTCGCCTCCATCGCCTTGCTGATCTGCTTGCGCATGGGTCGCTTCATGTTCTTCGTGTCCTGTGCCCACAGGATCGGGAACACGCTTGACGGTGAGAGGCCGGCTGCCTTCGCGATCCTCTTCCACCCCATGCCCTGCGCCATGAGGCTACGAAGATGCTGACGGGCAGGTTCCGCGTCGGTGAGATAGCTGCGGCCGTACAGTTTTGCGCGGCGGCGTTCTCTCTCCATACCCGTCCGTGCTGTGCGGCAGATGTCGCACCGACACTTGTGATGCACGTACATGACGTTGTCGCCGTGTGTGTGGCGAGCGCGTTTGCAGTCGCATGTCGGGGTCAACATGTCGCCTCCTTGAGTTCGAGGGGGCTCACGTTGTTCGACTTCGCCCATACCTTCTCAGCGAGCGCGAGAGCATCCTCGAAGGTGAGGGTGAACGCGTAGTACTCGTGCTTCTTGGAGATGCGGTTCATGACGTAGAGCTCCCACATGCGGGAGTGGGATGGTGCCCGTGTGTAGGTGGGACGTTCTTGTCGGATGATCACCTTGTGTCTCATGACTGGTCTCCGTCTTCCGTGTTCAGCCAGGCTTCGTTGGTGTCTTCGTAGAGCCACATGGGTTTGCCCTGGTTGCGTCCGGCTGAGTCTCGGTTGATGATCGTGCCGGCGCGTTCGATGATGTGTGCCCGGCGTAGGTGCCCGTACCGGGCGGAGAGTACGCGGGGTTCGACTGAGAGTCCGTACTGGTTCGCGAGTTCGGTGCGGACCTTGTTGGGATCGAGGAACCCATCGTTGCGGCGAGCGACACGACGCATGGCCGAGTCGACGCGCTTCTGGTCCTGCCCGTGGACGTGTGTGGAGATGTTCGCTGCTTCGATGACAGCGTCCCGCTGTCCCCTTACCGTGCTCATTTCCGGTCACCTGCGTCCCATGCTGCGGCGATAGCGCCGAGGCCGAGGACGCCGACTCCGAGGAGGTTGAGCCCGTTGGTCGTGAGTGTCTGTGCCGAGGCAACCAGATGGAGGACTGCGCCCACGGTGATGATTGGGAGGAACAGGATGAAGAAGCGGCGCTTCACGAAGGTCTCCCTCTGAACGGTGACACGGTCTTCACCTGTGCCCGGAGTGTGGTCTAGAATGGTGTTCACGATCTATCCGATCTGTATTGCCCTCGCCCTGGCCGGCGGGGGCTTCTTCTTTGTATGGCTGCGAGCAGGCCCCGGGGCTTCCCCCTCCACCGGGACCCACCCGGTCATTGGGTCGGCTTGTGCCGAATCCTCGAAACGACCTCGGCCTCGGTGATGACTCGGAGAGCGGCGAGAGCTTCGTCTGCTTCGTCGAAGATCTGTAGGAGTGTGTCTGCGACGGGGTCGATGTTGTCGGGGTCCATGTCGTAGGAGACTGGTGCGGCCATGACCTGCTTGGCCAGAGCCTCGACCTGGTTCTTCGTCGCGAGCTTCATGTTGAACAGGGCGTCGAGACGATCCTGTGTCTCGGCCTCGGGGAACTCTTTACGTCCCATCAGTCGCACTCTTCGCGTGCGGCAATCCGTTCAAGGAGCGACGGCGGGATCGTCTGCTCCATCACGCGACCATCAGCGTCGGTGAGGGTGATTACCTTGGGCGTGAGGTCCGCAACGATGCTTGGCGAAGGACCGGTATATGGTCCGCCGACGAAACCGCGGACGACTCCACGCGCTTCGGGTTCCCTCAAAGGTTCGACGAGGGTCTGCTCGAGGAGCTGCTTGTGTTCCGCGTTGGCCATTTCGATGACCATCTCAGTGGTCTCGGTCAGGACCTTCTCGATGCGGTCGAGCTGCGATGCACCGAACTGACTGCCGTCTTTCCGATGGTTCGGGTAGTCCTTGATGATGTGCGCCAGGTGGTAAGCCTTCTCCGAGGCCTCGCGGATCCGCATGGAGCGGCGTGCGTCGTATGGTGTGGTCATCATTGATCACTTCCTTTGTCGGGGGAGTAGCCGTCGGCGAGCGCATCGATGTCGATCTCTTCGTAGCGGCGTTGGTTGCCGAGAGTTCGGGTCGATGAGATGCGGCCGGCTGTCTCCCAGCGGCGTAGTGTGTCGGGGTGAACGCCGAGGCGCTGGGAGGCTTCTCCGATGCTCAGCCGGCGACTTTTCGAATCATACTTCTGCATGAGGATACCTAAGCACGATTCGTTTCATGATTGCAAGCGACACGCACAGAAATTTCTAATTTCGCTTACTCTTGCGCAGGTTTATGTAACTATGCTTAGATGTGGGTATGAGTACGAACCCAGCTGCAGACCTTCCCGACCTGTCGGCATCGATCCCACAGTGGACGATCGGCGACAGACTGCGGAAGCTTCGGACCACACACGGCTACACGCAGGGCGACTTCGCGACCATCATTGGTGCAACGAAGTCAGCCATTGCTCAGTGGGAGACCGATCGCACGCGGCCGCGAGACTTGCGTGCCGTGGCGATGCGTATCGAGTTGGCCACCGGAGTGCCAGCTTGGTGGACTCTTGGCTTGAATGAAGAAAACCGCCACCCGGATAATCCGAATGGCGGCTCTTTCCCTACTGTGCACCCCCCGGGACTTGAACCCGGAACCCACTGGTTAACGGTTGGCCAGCCCAACGTCATCCACCTCACCAGCAACGATACCGATTCTCCCGTGCGGGACGAAACCGCCGAGGTCATCGCCTTCCCCGCCTTGAAGACCGGACCGGAGGTGGACGCAAAATGAGCGCCGACCAACTCGAACAGCTCCGCGATGTTGTCCGCAACACCAGCGCCATGCGTGACGTCTGCGCCCGGGACATCGCCGACCGGTGCATGGCCGGCGACACGACTAGCGAGGCCTTCGCCAGTGCGATGCGCGTTTACCAGAACCTCACCGCGGAACTCAGCGACTCACAAATCCGACTTGGTGCGGCCCTCGCAGAGCCCCGGTGCTGATCACACCCTCATATGAGGGGGCAGGATACACAGCCTGAATGAAGAGACGCAGTCTAACTAATAACGACACGAACACGGAACGGCGTCAATATGAAAACAGCACAACACTTGTCGCTCGTTACCGGGCAATATCCGAGTATGAGCTCCTCGGTCATGCATCTGTTCAAACCACGCAGATCTACACGGCGATCCCCAACGGCGCACTCAGAGCAGCCGTCGACGGGATCCGCGCCTAACTCCACCGAGACCCACAACAGAAGGAACCATCATGGAAGCAATCGGACCCATCATCGTCGTTGCGATCGTCGTCTTCATCGCACTCTTCGTCTCGATCTTCATTATCGAAGAAGGCGTGCGTCGAGGAATGCGCAAAGCTCGAGCAGAGGAACGCGCTGAATTCGCCGACATGGAAGAGCGGGGAGACGACGAGCATGCCACTTAGATCGGTTTGCCTTCCCACATCACATCATCCGGATGCAACCACACCCCGGTGAACTTGCATCGCTTGTCCCGCAGCTCGACGAAGATCGCAGGGCCGGCCTGATCCAATCGCAGTGCGTTGCCGTCCTTCCACTCTTCACCGTCGTGCTCCCACACGAGGCGAGCGCGGACGGGGATCTTGGTGCGGTCGGGTCGATTTCTGGCGGGGAGTGCGTTGAGGACTTCCTGCCATTTGAGTGCACTGCCTGAGAAGTGAACTCGCGATTCGTTCATAGGTTCTATTATGCGTCTGCGCGCCCGGTCGTGCTGGTGTTCGTCACTTCGGGGATAGTATGAGCATTCATCGTCGAGGAGGAATATTGAAGCACTTTACGCTCATAGAAGTCTTGTCGCCGGAGCATGGGGGCTTGACTCGGGCCGCGTTCCGGCGATCGACGGCACTCGCGGCTCTGGGAGAACGTGTCGAGGTGCTGTGCTTCAACCTCGTTCCTGACTTCAGCGGTCTGGCCGAGCATGTTCGTGAACACTCAGAGATCGGGGATGTTGCGCTCAGCAACTTCTTCCACGCTCTGGCGGGTAGCGATGAGGCGATTACAGCGCAGGGGGCGCGCCACGCGAATCTGTCTACCACTCCACAGCAGTTGCGGCCGGTCGATGGGATGACGGTGTCGGATGAAGAGTTCGACACCGTCACGCAGTCGTTGCGGCTGCGCAACTACGTTGATGCGAAAGGCGCGCTGACGCGCGTGGACTTCCTCGACCGATACGGGAAGCTGTTCTTCGTCGATGAGCGGAAAACCACTACTGGCCAGGCTCGGCGGATGACGCTGGTCGACCGTCGCACCGGGAACCTGGCCTATCAGGGTGGGTACGGTTACGAGGCGAGCGCAGCGCGCACGACATCCGCCCCGCGTGGCCGGAAAGTTGGTCGGCACGTCCGGGCTTGTCACCGTCGAACCAGTTCAATCTGCGCTGAACCCCACCACGACGACAGACCCCCACCGCCGAGGCGATGGGGGTCTGTCCGTTTCTGGTTGAAACTATACCGGGGAATATACCGGGTCAGGAATCCAGCGCGGACCTGACCGCTGCATCCTTGGCCTCGAGGAGCTTGCGCAACGCGGTCGACTTTTCGGGGCCGTCCGGCAGTGTCTCGTCGATGTTGGTTGCGAGAGCGTGGAACTTCAACGAGGTCGCTCTGAGTACGCCGTTGCTGAGGTGCGCGAACTCGAAGTACCGGAGGATCGGTGCGCTCATATCAGTGCCTCGGTTCGTAGTTGTTGCCGACGGGTGTGGCGTCGGGTTCGACGTACTTGCCTGACTTGGCTGGGACGAAGTACGCGAAGGCACCGACGATGAGTGTGACGACCGCGGCTCCGATGTACTCGGGAATGTTGAGACCGTTCTCTGCGGCGACCCAGACGAGGACTGTCACTAGTGCGCCGGCCAGTACTTCGAGGCTGGTCTTTTTCGATGGTTTGGTGTCCATGATGATTCTCCGTATCTGCGAGGTTATTCGGTGCCGACGCCGAGCGTTTGGGCTGCGACGTCGGCGAGGGATAGGCCGAGGATGGTGAGTCCGAACAAGAGTGCTGGTAGCCCGGGGCCAAGCAGCACGCCGATGATGACGACGAGCGGTTTCATGTCACCAGAGTTTTCCGGCGTTGAGGTTTTCCTGCAGTTCCTTGACCATCATTGACGGGTTCGACACGACTCCGTCTACAGGGGTTCCGAGCTTCCGCTGGAGAGCCTTGATCGTGTTCGGTCCGATGCGTCCGTCCGTGTCGACGCCGAGCTTGCGCTGCAGTGCCTCGATGACGTTGGACGAGCGTGGGTTCTTCGTCCACTCCCAGCCAGACAGCAAGCCCGGGTTCTCGGACTTGTACGCGATCGGCTGGTAACTGACCTGGCCGTCGACGGGTGTGCCGAGTTCCTCCTGGACGCTGCGTGTGGTGGACTCTCCCCACTTGCCGTCAACCGTGAGCTTGTCGACCTTCGGTTTCGAGGGCTTGGACGGTTCTGGCTTGGGTTTGGCCGACTTGTTGAGCTTCGGCTTACCGGCCTTCTCCCATGCAGCCACGGTGTCTTCGCCGACCAGTCCGTCTGTCTTCACTCCGATCTGCTTCTGCAGATCCTTTGTGTCGTCCTCGGTGTCGGGGCCGAAGTAGCCGTCAGCCTTCTTCTCGTCGTAGCCGAGCGCGTCTGTCTGCCAGTCCTTGACCCGGGTGCGACCGTCGCCGTCCTTGTCGTACAGACCGAGCGGGGCGTCGGGACCGACGACGGTGTAATCGGATCCGCCACCGGACGAACTTCCGCCCTTGACGGCATCGGCGCCGAGAATGCGCTTCATCGGCAGGTCGCCGGGGTCGCCGTGCGTGTTCTCCGGTGCGTGCTGGTGGCCGAGGATGCCCTTGTAGCGGGTCCATTCGCTGTTGGACATGCGCACGGACGAGTTGCCGTAGGAGCTCGGGTACTCCTTCCACGTCACAGAAGTCTTGAGCGGGATGCCCGTCGCGTCGTGGATCTTCTCGAGGAGCCACTTGAGTCGGCTCGCCATGGCATCGGACATGTCGGGAATGTACGGGTAGCCGTACTTGCGTGAGAACCACGCATCGCAGGTGCCGATGATCTCGATCTGGATCACACCGTCGCGGTTGGTCTGCACGCCACCGGACGCGTTGCGCAGCGCACGAGCGGCACGGTTCATCGGGGAATGCTGACGGACCTCACCGTTTTCAAGGTCAATCGTGAAATGGGGTGCGGACGCACCGCCACCGTAGCCGGGGAAGCTGCCCGTCTCAGTGGAGTGCAGGAGGATCTTGTCGGGGCTGGTGGTGAAACTTCCGCCGTCGCGTCCCCAGGATTGGCGCTTAACGCCTGAGAGCCAAGTGGCCATGATGTGTGTCTCCGTTCGTGAATGACTAAGCCCCGGCAGGAGTGTCCTGTCGGGGCTAATGATGTTCCAGCTAGTTACGGTGTTATGACTGGTTCTGTGGTTGTTCCGGTGGTGGTGGAACTGTTGGAAATTTCTCTTTGTCATCCGGCGGTAGCTCTCGGTATGCGTGCCACAGTCTCGGGTAGAAACTGCGATACCAGCCGAGCTCAGTCTTCATCTCCCGGATTTCCTGCAGTCGTGCCTCGGCGATGCCCTTCCATTGGGCGACCGCTGAGTCTTCTTTGATGACTCGGCCCTGGACGAGGTCGTAGATGAACTTGCCAACAGCGCCGACGAGTACAGTGAGACCACCACCGATGATGAACTTGATGACTTCCGCATCCATCGCTACCCCCGGTCTGCGATCTCGTTTATTGCCCTTTCGTCCCGGCCCAATTTCCGCCAGCGTTCGAACGCCCACAGCCCGAATCCGGCGTAAACCAAAGTTCCACCGCCCCGAGTCCAGGTAATCGGATCGCCGAACATAACCATTGATTGACCAGCGACTAGCATCGCTGCGGCAACAATGACGAAGAGCACGCCGAGACGTTCGACGTGAACTATGCGGGTGAGCGTGCCGATGAGGGAAACGATGCCGCCGGCGGCGAACACCCACCCCCACATGATCGCTGGAACAGGGGTGTCGAAGAACGATGTCGTCGTGGTTGGCGGGGCGAGGATATAGAAACCGCCATCGGCCGTAAACACAACTGATCCGAGTGTTCGGAGTATGCGTGATGTTCGGTCCACGTCTGCCTCACTTCGCTGTCACGGTTGAGCCGGTGTCAACAGTGGCTTCTTTGGTGTGCCCCGATTGCAGGTTCGACCCGTACAGGCCGCCAGTGTGTGTGCCGGTGAACTTGATCGCCTGTGCTGCTTGGAACGCTGGTGGGGTTGTGGACTCGACGATATTGCCGATCACAGAACCACGGGCACCAGCAGAGAACCTGATCGGTGCGTCGTAGCCTGTCCAGAGGCCGGTCGCGTTGCGGGAATCTTTGAGTGTGTTCCCTTGGACGACACAGTTGACCACTCCGACAACGGAAATACCAACGACATACCGTTCGAGGGTGTTGCCGCGCAAGACATGGTTCCGACCGGACGTGTCGAGGATGATCGCGGACCAATACACGTCGGCAGCAGTGTTCGCTTCGACAGTCACGTTGTCGCAGACGGAGAGGAACACGAGTCGGCGCACGTGCCGGAACGAGTTGCCGCGCACAATCACCCCGGACACGTAGGACAATGCGATCGTGTCAGGCCCGTAGTCTCCACCCGTGGCTTTCCGCGCTTCCGGGTAGCAGTCTGTGAACGTGTTGCCCTCGACAGCCACATCAGTGACCGGTGCACCTGAGAGCCCGTCGATCTTGATCAGTGGGAGTGTGTTCGCATCCGAGGCGAACCCCTTGAACGCGTTTCCGCTGATGCGGATCCGCCTCGACGGCACCGCCCCGATCTCCGAGGACGTAGGGCCTGTTTGTGACTCGTAGTTGATTGGGAGAATGCCGGTGGTCTGTGTGCGCACCCGGATGACGATCATCGACGCCCCCGTTGACTCGAACGTGTTGCCCGAGACCTCGAACCCGTCAACACCGTAGGTGTGGAGCCACCCGTTCGCGTTGGCCTGGGCACTCACATAGTGGGCTCCGCGCACATAGTTGCCGATGAACCTGAGGTTCTGGTGGAGCTGCAGCATGTGCACGTGGTTGCCGAATGGTGTCGGAGCCTCATAGGTGGTGGACCCTTTCACCAGTTGGTCGAACACACAATCCTGGACGGTGATGTTGACGCAGGGCAGACCGTCATAGGTGCCGGCGGGGTCTTTGTTGTCGAGACCGTTCGCGGTGGAGTGGTCGATCTGGATTGCCTCAGCATGATCACGTCCGGCATACCTGTAGCCCAAGAATTTGCAGGACCGGAACGTGACGTTCTTCACCCCGCACAAGTCCAGGCAATGCCCTGACCCCATCGCTTCGATCCACGTGCAGTTCTCAAACAGCACATTCTCCGTGTGGTGGAACGTCAACGCGCAGTCACGGAGTGTGTCGAAGTCTCCCTGGAACACGAGGTTCCGGAACACGAGGTTCTTCGTGTATGCTCCGTAGCCCTTTTTCGTTCCCGACCCTGCATGGAAGCACGCATATCCGCGGGCACGAATACGGCATCCGTTGCCTTCGACGGTGATGTTGGGGCCAAGCTGGATGTCATGCTGCTGGTAAAACCCTGACCCGACAGACGGGTCATAGGACAGAACTCCGCCACCACGTGCGTTCAAATAATCGACAGCGGCCTGCACAGCGATCGTGTCATCAGTCGCACCGTCACCCTTCGCGCCGAACTGGTGCGGGTACACGGTCGGGAACGTCGACGGGTTGAGGAACACTGCATCCAACTGGGGGTGAGTGACTGCGTTCTCGGCGAGAGCAATAGCCTGCTCGGCCTTCGCTACCGCCTGAGTGGTGAGGTTGAACGCTTCCCTGGCGGGGACAACCCACCGCATCCCGTAGCCGGGGTCGAGGAACAGCACCGAGTAGTCTTCTGCGGCAGAGAACTCGATGCGACCCAACTTCCCGGCCTCAGTACTCGACGTGACCACACCCGGCAGAGGGGTTCCGTTGATGTCGTAGAGTTCCGTGACTCTCTGCCCGCCAACTGCTGCAGTGAAGACTTGCAGACTGATCCCAGCCACAACCTGCCCGGTTGCGTCTGAGGTGACGTCGGCGGGGCCTCCGCCAAAGGTTCGCAGTGCCATGTTCATGCCCCCATGTAGATCAGAGAGAATCGAAGGTAGTCACCGTTGTCGACTGATGAGTTCGGGTGAAGATCGACAAGCCGGATTTGTCCTGTCGCATACAGTTCGACGGTTCCCGATGTCACAGACGCTCTACCCTGTCCCGTGACCGCGGGCAGACCGGACTCCGGGCGCAGCTGGGGCGGCACGCTCACCACGTCAGTGTCGCCTAGGTGGCCTGATGCGTTGGCGGTGAGAGCATCGCCAGTACGCAGAACCTGGCCGCGAATCTCAGTGAATCCAGCCTTACGGCGACCACGCACAGTTTGTAGCTCCCACCCGTTGAACACGGTGAACCCTTGTTCAACCCACCCCGTATCCGAGTAGAGAGTGAACCATTCCGTCGGCACTGGCCCAGTTTTAAACCACACCATCTTCGACTCGCCCGAGACGCAGAACGAACCTGTCGGAGCGTTCGCATACTTCGAGTCACGGTCGGCTTCATCAATAGCTTTGAGGATGAGCGTGTCGTCCATGCTCATGAATGCCGCCATCATGTCGGCAGCGGCCGCGGGAGCATCCGATCCGGACGGGTACGGGACTTTCGATAAAGGGGTATTGGGCATGAGGGTCTCCATTTCGGGGTATGCGAAAGGCACCCACAATGTGAGTGCCCAGATGATGAGTGGCGAGCTAAGAGAATGTGATGCGCACGTTGCCGCTGGCGTTTTTGAAGATCAGGTAGGTGGAGTTCGAAACACCGGCACCGACTCCGATGCCCTTTCGTAAGCCGGAGGCGAGACGCTGCGCTTGCCAGTCGGGAATTGTCGCCCACGCGGCGGAACCGAATCCGAGGCCGGGGCCGTCGAACCTGTCCGCCAGAGTCGGTGTCGCTCCGGGCGGGGATGTTTCGTTGTGGAGTCCGAACTTCGGGCGCACCTTCTTCGACGTGCCGTGGTATGCCGAGACTCGGGCGACGCGGATCTCCATTTTCGCCACTGTTTTGCCTTCGCATGCTTCGGCGATCTTGTTGCCGTAGGTCCACAATCCGGCCCACGGTTTCGGATAGTCGGGTGACGCTCCTTGAGCGAATCGCTGAGAGTCCTTTCGCCCTGACCGGTACCCCTGCCGGGCAGTCGGGGTGATCGTCACAGGCTTCGGGGTGGACGTCCTCGGCGAGTCACCCGGCCCGGGTGCGGGGCCTTCCCCGATGAGTCCGTAGATCGCGCCGTCTTTCATGAAGATCGAGTTCACTTGCACGAAATCTCCCGCCGGCAGACCGTCACCGAACGACACCTCGACAGTCTCGGGAAGTTCTGGTTCAACGGGGGCACCGATCTTGTCGATGACACGCCACCCTGCAGCATGGTTGAGCACCAACACCACGTCCCCCTCAGCGCGAGGATTGTAGGCCTGGTTCGCGGCGACGTCGTTGATGATCGCGTCACCCCATTGCAGGTTGACAGTCCCCGATTCCTGCACACTGTCGACGACCATGATCTGATAAGGGTTCGCCTGTCGTTCGACTTCGGCGCGCACCATCGCCGCGAGGTCGCTCTCTGCCTCACCCATCGATCGTCGCCTCCCCATCTCCGTAATCGAGGTCCAAGTCCTCGGTGATCGTGGTCAGCCCTGTCGAGGTCGTCGACCGTGTCTGCAAGCTCATTGATCCTCCGGTCAACGGGTAGGTGATGGAATCGATGATGTGGTTCTCGTCGTGCCCGCCTGGCATCGTCACTGTGATCACGTCATCGGGTTCGAGCGCATAGTTCAGCAGGGTGGCCACAGATACCTTTTGTGCGAGTCCGAGACGCGGTGCAAGCAACGCGAGAGCCGCCGCCTGGCACTGTTGGAACGTGGTCAGCAGCTTCGACGTGTAGAACAACGGCACCGCCCCGAACGGCCCCTTGTAGTAGGTGGGTGAGACTGGGTCATCGTCGGAGGCAACAGCCGGCCCGACCGGGGGCTGCCCGGATTCCGATGCACCGGAGGCGACCACCTGGTTGTACACACCCTCACGGGACAGTGTTTGTTGGGGTTCGACGAGAGCACCGCCGGGGCCGGCGTGGAGTGCCCAGACTGGTGTGTCTTCGAGAGTGGGGACGGGGGCTGCGACGAATGAGCCGCGGGAGTCGCAGAACACGCGCCCACCGAGTGACTTCGCAATGGACGGGTCGCGGGAACGGCCGTCGATGAGACCCCACCTGTCCTTCTCTTCCACCAGCTGCGGGACGAGGGAGGACCCGAGACGCCAAGAGATACCGATCTCGGGCAGGACTTCCTTGATGAGTGTGGTGGCCCAGTATTCGCCGGGCCCGATGTCGAGGGAACGAGGTGTGTGGAACCGTTCGTCCTGCACCTGAGCTTCCAGACTGAGCCCGTCGAGCTGTGCCCGACCGGTGCGGAGGCCCTGTTGTGAGACTTCCTCGACCCGGTACACGCCGAGCGGCACGGTCTCGTAGGTGTTCCGGTCGAAGTGCATTCGCATGAACACGCGGATCCTCGCACCGTAGGGCGACAAATCGCGGCGGCCGATCTTCGCCCCACTCACGACGAGGCCTTTCGCAGACCACCTGACTTGTGAGGTGGATGCGGCGCTGATGGACCCGTCATGAACGGTCAGATCCGACCACGTGTTGCCGCGGTCGGGTGACCATTGCACGACAGGTTCATACCGGGCCAGGGACAATGATTCGAGCCAACGTTGGGAGACGGGGAACATCTGGCCTCCTATGGTTCGAGCAGCTTGTTATACGACACGACCGTCGACTTGAGTTGGTCGTAGGTGGTCCAGTCGCGTTCGACGGTGTCGTAAGACAGGTCCGGAATCCTGAGCGGCGAATCCGTGGTGTCAGGGCGGTCGATGCTAATGACGTCCCATTGGTAGCGGCGCCAGGGGTAGCCGTCCCAGTGGATGTGTTCGAGGTCGACTTTCCCGCGGATGAAGTAGAAGTCCGGCAGCCCTGCACAGTCGGGGAACTGTGCGAGGACTGGGCCTTCACCGAGGAGCGCCATGAGCTGGTCGGCGACGGTCTTCTCTCGCACGAGAGACCGCAACTGTGTCGTGAACCCTTCGAGGACATCCCACGTCGCGGCGGGACGAGCTGACCCGGCGATGCTGGTCGTATCCACTCGCCCGTCGTAGGACAGGTCCGGGGGTTCGACTTTGAGCAGCATTGCTTTGTTCGGGTCGGCGACGGGTTTCAACCACGCCCACCCATCCGACAGCGCGGGGATGACGGCACCGACGTATTCGGACGGCGTGCCTTCTGTCCCGTCGAAGCGGATGGGTACGGCCCGCCACAACGTTCCGCCACCCAGGGTGGCTTCGTGGTCGTAGGCGTGCGCGTACCCGCCGGGTGCCCAGGCTGGGTTGCCGGAGCGGACGACGGTGCCGTCCTGCCGTTCGAACCGGACCTTCAGCACCTTCTCCGGCACCGCTGGGGTGTCTGGCACAGAATCATCGAAATCAGCCCGCAACAGCACCCCAGCATGGGCAGGGTCGACTATCGCCGTGATCCGACCATCCGGCGACACCACAGGCTCAGTCTCAGGAGGCCAAACGTAACCCGGATTCACGACGATAGGCATTAGTGAGCCCTCCCAGCACCAACAGCAATACCGCTGACTTGGCTTGATATGTATGCGGACATTGGCTTGTCACCGACCAGGAGAGTGACTTGCATACCCTCCATCGCGGCGGCCACAGACTCCGGCGATACCTCAGCCGACTGCGCAAGCACCTTCATCGACTCCTCGTCAAGACCGATCGTGCGCTGCTGCTGCGAGCGCACGAGTTGGTTCTCGATGGACACTGACTGCTGGTGAGGGATGACCCGTTCTCCGCCGGAGAAGTCGACGAGTTCGCGACCTTCTTCGCCGACCCAATGCAGACCGGGCGCGGCGGAGAGAGTGCCCCGTGCGTAGCCGCCCCTGCGGTCGTAGGCCTTCGCGAGTGATCCGTAGCGGGAGAGTGCGTAGGACATGGATGCGGTGATGTTGGACATCGGGTCCCAGATGTCCTTGTTGTACGGAGCTCGAGAGTAGGCGCGGAACGTTGGTGGAATGACCTGCATGAGGCCGCGTGAGGCCATGCCGGCGCGAGCGTTGGAGTCCCAGTTATTGATTGCTCGCGGGTTGCCGCCGGACTCCTGGTTCATGCGGCGCAGGGTGCGGTTGACGTTCGAGAGCGGCTGGTTCATGAAGTTCAGTGCCGAGATGACGGTAGGCCGCCACCGTTCGACACCAGCTCCACCGTTGTCGCCCTCACCCTCGGCGAACGTCTTCGCATAGTCCTTGGCCTGCTCGACGGAGCCGTCGACGATCTTCGACATGACTCCCGTTCCGATCTGCCCGGTGAGAGTGTTCCCGTCGAGCTTGTCGGAATACTTCGCGAGAAGTTCCTTGCCCTTACGCTTCGCAGCCTTCTCGAGCTCCTTGGCAATGTCTCCGCCGTAGCCGATGTCGCCGAGGATCCCGGCGTCCATGGCGCCGCCACCGACCGCCTTGCCACGGTTGTCGGCGTGGAGGTGATCATGGTGCCCGGCAGCCTTCCATAGAACAAAGGCCCAAGGGAATGCGGCTTTGAACGCGGCAATGTTCGCGTCGAAGTACTTCGTCTCGGTGGCGTTCTGGCCACCGGGTCCGTAGTTCACATCGATTGCGTTGCCTGAGTAGTGCTGTGAGTTCGGGGAGTGCCTGCCGACCGGTCCCCAGTGCGGGTGTTCTCCGACACGTGCGCCGCGAGCTTCCCACCACTTGCCGGCCGAGATGATGCCACCACCGGCGTAGCCTTCGTCGCGGAACTTGTAAAGCGGTTCGCCACGAAGAGCAGCCTGATTGACCTTGTGGAGACGGTCGCGCTCGTAGGGGTCGCGCATGGCCTCGGAGACGTAGACACCTTCGCCGGAACGCATCGGGGTGAGGAGGTCATCACCAGCCGAGTACGGCGTGAAACCGGGGATGATGCCACCACCGGCGAAACCGCCCTTGGGCTTCTTCACACCGTTGAGCTTCACCCCGACCGAACCGAAGGACTTGTTGATCTCGCTCGCGAAGGCATTGAGTACGTCAGCTGTCTTGTTCAGTGACCCACCGACATCTCCGGGGACCTTGCCCATGGTCTTGTCGATGCCAGAACGCATACCGGCGAAGTTCGCTTTACCGCCTCGCTCGATCGACGAGAACCCGGAGTCGGTGGTCTTGCCGAGCGTGGATAGGCGACCGGTAGCGTCCTTATCCATGTTGCCCATGGTCTTGTCGACACCAGTGCGCATATTTGCGACTGTGGACTCTGTCGACCGCTTCATCGCACCCCACCCATCAGACTGAGTGGTCTTCATCGTCGCCAAGTTCTTCGACTGGTCGGAGGCCATAGTCTCGAGGTTCTTCACCTGGTTCGTGACCATTCCCGACAGTGCCGCGGACTGCGTGCCCGACATTGTCGACATTTGGGTCGCGAGATCCGTGCCCATCGTCGTCAGCCCTATGGTCATAGTGTCCTGCATGCCCGTCATTGCCAGCACAGTGTTGTCCTGACGTGCCAACAGAGACGCAGCAGTGTCCTCGGTCATCTTGAGATATGCGGCCTCTGTGAGCGCCTGCATCGATGTGAGAGCTTCCTCAGTCGTCGCGACAGTGCCCTCCCACGACGTACCCTCACCACCCATACCACCTTCGACTCCCATCGGAGTCGACGAGGCGAGCGCCATGGGGTCGGTGTTGAGGGTGGGGCCGAATGATGGAGAGTTCGACGAGTAGTCATCGGAGTAGTCGGTTCTGTAGTCGGTGGAGATGGGGCCGAATGATGACACTGGTGGGACTGCTGCGATACCGAGTTGTGCTGCGGTGTCTTGGATGGTGGTGATGGAGTCGACGAGGGCGTTGTTGAGTCCCGCTGCGGTGTCGAGTCCGCGTGCGTACATGACGGTGGAGGGGGAGTGGATGCCGAGTGCCTTCTTGAGGGAGTTCTCCATTCCCTTGGCGATCTTCTGGATCGTCTTCTCGACGGCCTTCTGCTGTGATTCGAGGCCCTTTACCAGGCCGGCGGCGGCGTTGACTCCACCCTTGTAGAAGCCTTCGGTGACGTAGGCGCCTGCCTGATCGGAGTACTTCGCGATGTCCTTGTAGGAGGCGTTGAGTGAAGACACGTCACCGGTACCACCGGAGAGGAGTTCGTTTGCGAGGGTGAGGGATTCGTCGATGGAGCCGGCTTGTGCGACTTCCTGCAGGATCGCTCCGGAGTAGCCCTTCTTCGCGAGCTGCTTGAGCTTCGCAGACAGGTCTTTGACCTTCGCTGCTGCTGCCGATGCGGAGGAACGCATGTGCCCGATCCCGGACGTCTGCTTGAAGTTCCCGTCGCCTGTGGATACCAGCTCTGACCCTGAGCCCAGTTCGAACGCTTTGCCCTGGATCGATGAAGATACCGAGTCTTGGATGCGTTTGAGTTCGTCGAGCTTGTCCTGCGCCTTCTTCGTCTTCTCCTCAAGCCTGTCGAGAGTCCCGTACAGGGACCGCAGTGACTTCTCGTACCCGCGAGCATCGATACCAGCACGGCGGCGAGCGCTCTTGGAGAGGTCTTCGTTGCCTGCGAGTCCCTTGAGTCGGTCGACGGCGGAGTAGGAGCCGGAGAGTCCGCTGGTGATCTGGTCGCGGAGATCGCCGCGGCGGACGTCGGTGCCCAGGTCGGTGCGGAGGTCGCGGACGCGTGCTTGGCGTTCGCGTTCTTCCTTGCGGCGTTCCTCTGCCGCCTCCCGTGCATTCCTAGCGCGTTCCTTCGCGTCGTCAGACTTCGAGGAAGCGATACCACCATTGGCCATTGGCAGAGCACCAGGCATACGCTGCAGGGCTTCGGAGAGGATCTTCCACGAACGGCGTGACCCGTCGAGCGGGACGTAGGCTTCGTCGACGTCCATGCGGTCACCGACAACACGCCACGTGTTCGGTGGCACCATCTCGGCAATAGGCGACATGGAGCGGAGACCACCGTCGGCCATGTACTCGAGGATGCCGCCGTCTGCTTTGAACTTCTGGACCTTCTTGTTTTTCGGGTCCGACGAGTAGACAGTCTCCTCGCCCTCTTTGCGGATATGGACATCTTTGACCTTGACCCAGACGGTCTTGTCTTTGATCGAGTCCATCCACTGCTTCGTCTTTTTCAGATTCGCAGTGGCATCACCGGTGTTGACCTTGACGTCAGTCTCGATCTCTTCCGGAGTTTTGAGGAGCTCGTCGACGTAGGCTTTCGCCTTCTTCTCGGAACCGAAGAACGCGGTCGCCTGCTTGATGAGCTGGTCGCGCATCTTCTTGTGCTTCTTCGCCGCGACCTCGGCGGAGTCACCGTTTTCGAGGTTGTATGCGGTAGCGGCGTGGATCTTCTCGATCTGTGAGTCGAGCATCCCGTTGTTCTTACGACCCGACTCGGTGGAGTCGTCAAGAGACGTCTTGCCTGAGTCGATCGCGGCCTGCAGGTCATCCCAGCCGGCTTCGACCTGTCGGTTGGCTTCGCGAGCGTCGAGCTGCTCTGAACCGAAGTTGCGGATCTCTTCGGCCAGGGACGACATCTTCTCTTCGGTAGTCTGAGCAGACACACCGAGAGCTTTGAGGTCTTCCTCGTTGCCGTTCGCAGCAGCACCGGCCTCGATCATTGCCGGGGTGATCTCACCGTAGGCAATCTTGAGGAGGACCGCGTTACGTTCCTGCTCCGACATGGAGTTCGTGAGGTACCCAGACGACTCGGCAGCCGACTCAAGGTGCTGCTTGTACTCCGGGAACTTCGAGAACGTTTCCTCAAGTGCCACACCATTGGCGCGGCCCTCGTACATGATCGCCTTGAAACCCTGCTGAGCAGTCTCCAAAGCACCACCCGTGGCGAGGTCGGTGACAGCCTGGTCCATGTCGTCGAATGCCTTGGCAGCCTTCTCAGCACCAGACTCGACACCAGGGATCCATTGCAGGCCCGTGTTGATCTTGTCGGAGAACGTGGAGTTGTAGAGCCTGTTGAACGCACCCGTGAGGTTGTCGACCTCAGTGAACGTGCCGTTCATGTCCTTACCAACGACAGACACGTCGGTGAGCTGACGGTTGATGTTCTTAAGAACCTGCTCAGCGCTACCGCCACCGGTGACGATCGCTTCCATGAACCCAGACGCTGATGTCTCGCGTTCGACCTTGCTCATCGCTTCGGACACAGCAGCCGCGGCGGTTCCGACAACGAGGAGTCCAGCGGCGGCACCGGCAGCGACCTTCCCGACCTTGCCGAGACCACTCGTCAGCTCGGGGAAATCCTTCTTGAGGGTCTTGAAACCATCGATGGTGTCGAAAACCTTCGGAGCCAGCAGCAAGAACCCGCCAGCGGCCAGTCCCAGACCGCCACCGAGGACACCGAGCGCCCCGCCGACTTCCTGCACCGGCTGTGGCAGATCCGAAATCCAGTTAGCGAACCCGGCCACACCATCAGCAGCCGCGGCGACCTCCGGGAGGAACACGTCACCGAACGAGATCGACGCATCCTTGATCGCGTTACCAGCGATACGGATCCGCGACTCAGCAGTGTCGTAGCGTTTGTTCGCCTCTTCCATGAGAGCGATACCACGCACATACTCCTCGTTGCCTGTGGCGAGCGCTTCCTTGAGTACGTCGGATGCCCCGGAGAGGCGCAACAGTGCATCGGATTCGCGGATGCCTGTGATACCGAGGTCGGTGAGGGTGCCGTTGACGTTCTCACCGGAGGCTTGTGCCTGGCCGAGTCCGGTGATGAAGGTGGAGAGTGCCCCTGCAGCGTCACCTTCCCACGCCTGGGAGAACTGAGCTGCGGACATTCCTGCGACACTGGCGAAGCCTTCGAGCTTGTCGCCCTGCCCGGAGACCTCGTTGCCCATCTTCTTCATGACCATGGAGATCGCTGTACCGCCGGCCTCCGCGTCGATACCGACGGAGGAGAGTGCGGTTGCGAGTCCGAGGACGTCGCCCTCGGTGAGGTTGGCCTGCTTACCTGCACCGGCAATGCGCATGCCCATGGCCACGATCTCGGCCTCAGTGGTGGCGAAGTTGTTGCCGAGCCCGACAATTGTCGCGCCGAGGCGTCCGATGTCGGACTGGTTGGTGCCCATGATGTTCGAGAACCGTGCCAGTGATGTGGCGGCTTCGTCGGCGGAGAGGTTCGTGGCCTGCCCCATATTGATCATGGTCTTCGTGAAGCCGAGAATGTTGCCGGTCTTGATACCGAGCTGGCCGGCTGCTTCGGCTACTCCTGCGATCTCCGTGTGAGTGGAGGGGAGTTCCTTCGACGCGAGTCGACGCAGACCCGACTCGAGGCCGGACATCTGTTTCACAGTGCCGTCGACGGTCTTCGTGACACCAGTCCAATCGGACTGCCACGTCATCGCCGCCTTGCCGGAGAGCGCGAACCCGGCAGCGACAGCGGTGCCGAATCCGAGCGCGGCCCTACCTGCGGCGTCCCATGCTTGAGGGTGTTCCCTGGCTGACTTCTCAAGCGCGGCCAAGTTCGACTTCGCCTTCGCGATGCCGCCAGTGGCGAGCGCGGCCATTGCGCGATCGGCCTGGCGTGCACCTGTGACGATGCCACCGGAGTCGAGCGAGAGTCTCCACGCTACGGAGCGATCAGCCAAGGGTCACCTCCTCATGCTTGTGGTGCGGATTTGAGCGTTGCGGACCAAATGAGTGAGTCCGGGTACTCGTATTCGTTTTCCTTCTGGAACCGTCTGAGTGCTGTTGTGGCGTGGCACCTCGACGGGGGATTCGCGACGAACGCGGCGGTGTTCTCCGGTGCCTGGCAGATCTCTTTCGGATACCCGCATATCGGGCAGATCCCTGACTTGTACTCAGCGAACGAGATCATCCAGTTGCGTTGTGTTTCGTCCCACTCCGGTTCCGCCTGGGACGACAGAAGCCGACCATCCTCGTCATAGACGTAGGTGATGGTCGGCTCCCAGCCGTTGAACCGTTTGACGCTGATGCCGAGGGTTTGAGCAGCCTCGACTTCTCGTCTTAGCTCCGGCTCATGAAGGAGGCGTTCTGTGAAAAAGGGACGGAGGTGGCACCCCTGTTGATGTTGATGACGGCCTGTACGAACTCCGAGTACTGGGCGTCAGTGAACTCCTCGGCTTCTTCGGCCCAATCGTCACCGGTGAACGCGACCTTCTTCTTCGTGCCCTTGTTCCAGGCGTCGACGATGGAAAGGGGGATCACATCGTCACCGAACGTGTCCGTGTTGACTCCGAACATGGAGTCGACGTCGTTGTCCTCACGTGGCGGATGCTTCGCGGTCACCTCCGCGTACTGGGTGCGCTTGAGTGCCCGGAGCTTCACGCAGACTGTGGACTCGTCCATCTGGGCTTCGAGCTTCTGAATGTGCTTCGCCTGTTCACGGATCTCTTTCGAGTACGCGCTATTGAGGCGGTCAGAGGATGACTGAGTGCGGTTGAGTCGTTCGAGTTCCTCGTTGGCGGACTGGTGCTCTGCGAGCAGATTCAGATTCGTGACGACGTTGACGACTGCGGTGGGGCGAGTTGTGCCGAGTTTCGACATGGTGATTCTCCTGATCTCCTGTTCTCCTGAATGTGTGAAAGGTGGGGGACCCGGCCCCCGCGTGTCAGGAGAGAACACGCGGGGGACAGGTGGCTCAGTTACACCCCAGCGACGAGAGCCACGTCGGTCTGGACATCCGCGAAGATGAACTGCGGGATCGTCGACCGAGTGACGGAGTTCGCCTCGGGTGCGAGGATCTGCTTCTCACCGGCGGTGGCCGGGTAGACGCTGACCTTCTGGTCGGCTGCGAACGCATCCTCGTAGGGGACACCGATGCGCTCGACGAAGTAGCCGTTGGCGCCCTCGACGATCGTTTCGACAGCAGCATTCGAATCTGCCTCGTTCGGGGAGTTCGTGTTGTCGATGACGGTGATCGACAGGCCCGGAGTCTTACGACCCGGACGGCCGAACTCCTGGCGGGAGCACAGGCGAGGATCGGGGATCGTTGCCTGCTCCTTGGTGGGGTTCCAGCCGTCACCGGTCAGGTAGCAGCTGATGTCGAGGGCTCCCACTGCTTCGACCTCGGAGAGCTTCGGTGCCTTGGTATCCGCGATTGCAGGAACCCAGACGACCTTGAAGTTGCCGTCTGCCGGCGTCGATGGAATTTCAGCCATGACATGGCCTCACTTTCTTGAGTTGGCCCGAGCCGGCTTCGACTCAGGTGTAGCGGTGGTCTCGGCGTGAACCTCGACCGGTGACTCCGACGCCGGACTGGTGTCGGAAGACTCCTGCTCGACGGGCTTGGCCGTCAGAGCGGGTACGTAGTGTTTCGGCGGCCGCGGTGAGCGAGCGCGAGGGAAACGATCGGAGTTGAGGAGTGTGAAGGCCTTCCCGATCCGGGGATCCTTCTCAGGGACGTCGAACTGGTGTCCAGTCGACGAATCCTTCACACGAACGAAGTAGGGCATGGTGCCTCCTGGGTATGACGAAGGCCCCACCAGTCGGTGAGGCCGTTGGCGGGGCGTGGATCAGTCTTGTGTGGCTGTGAGCTCCCAATCGACGATCGTGTACACCGGGTGCCGGTTCGTGTTCGTCAGGGTGATCGTCTCGTCCTCCGTGAGGTCACGGACATTGAGCCTGCGCAGCGGAGACAACGACCAGCCCGGAGCGAACGGGCGAGCGCCTTCGAGGAGCGTGTCGAGTTTATCGGCGATGACTCTGACTGAGGTGTAGGTCATGCCGGCGATGGTGACGGCGATGCGGACGCGTTGCGCGTGGCGGGTGCCGGCCATGGATCGGGTGAGTGTGTTGGGGATCTGGATTCGGGCGACGGTCCAAGGTAGTGCGTCCTCGACGTACTGCCCGTCCTCGTTGGGTTTGACTGCGTCGAACCGGGTGTCGGTGGGAAATTGTTCCTCGATCGCGTCGGAGAGGACGAGGATGCTGCTCACAGTAGGTCTCCGATGTTCTTCATGTACTCGTCGATGGTGTCGAACTCTCTTTCGACAGGTTCGTCGAAGTCGAGTGATCCACCGCCGCCGTTCGCGCCACCGAAGTAGGCGATCGCGGCGCCGGGGCCGCCACCCTTGCCGATGGTCTTGTCGTTTTCTGGCCCGATCTCGATCTCGGCGCCGTGTTTGCGGCTCTTCCGGTCGAACGTGATCTTCTTCGCGAACTGCTTGAAGTGTTTCGACGTTCGTGCGTCGTCTTTCAGGTTCCTCTTGATGTTGACTGCGCCCTTGGCGAGTATCGCTTCGGCTTCCTTGCGTGCCTGTGCTGGGAAGTCGTTGACGGCGTCGATGAGTTTCTGAGTCTCTGAGGTGTCCAATGGCATGGGGTTCTCCTCAGTCCGCGATGTAATCGACGAACACTCTGTAAGCGGTAGCGAACGTCTTGAACGGGGCTTCTTGCGTGATCCGGAACTTGCGGTTCACCAGAAGCGGGTCGAGGCGAGACTCTGTGATCTCGACGATGTCGCCGACGTTGATGCGGTACGCGCCGACGGGCAGGTGGCAGGACATGCGCTGCATGGTCAGTGATGCTTCGGCAGTGGTCTTCGACTGCTCATAGCCCTCATACGACTGCATCTTGCACTTGCCTTCGTACATGTCCTGATACAGGGGGACGACCTTGCCGGTCTCCCGGTCAGTGGTTTCACCGATCACCCGGCGGATGACGCACTTGTCGAACATGAGCGCTTCGGCCTTGCGCCGGCCACGCATCGTGATCGTGAGGGCTCGTGCGCTCATAGTGTCGCCACCACGCTCACGCCGCCACCGAACCGCTTACGGAGGCGGGTGCGGGTACGTTCGGGCAGATCCATCGGAGTGACCTGCTCGATGCCTTCACCGGAAGTTGCGTAGGCCTCCCGGTAGTCGTCGATACCGACAGACGACATGCGGCCGTTCTGCAGATCCCAACCACCCTCACGGGCAGCGATGAGACCAGCAATGACCATCGAGGCACACAGCGTCTGGACGTCTTTCGGCACCTCGTCATAACCGTGGAAGTAGGTCACGCGGAGGATCGGGAGGTTACGGCCACACGCCCAGCCTTGCGCCCGGAATATGCCGTTACCAGTCACCCGGTACGTTTCCGGCTCGATGAGAACATCGTCGGCACGGATCTCTTCGACACGACGAATTGGTGCGCCGGGAAGGTTGAGCAGACGCTCTTCCAACCCGAGCACCTCAACCGTTGACGTTTGAGCGATGATCCCAGTGCCAGCGGCAGAGGTAATGGCCGACGATGCCGACCCGATGAGCTCGTTGACCATTGCAGTCTCGGACTCGTCGAGTGTTTCACCGTAGTGCGTGAGCAGATCTGGTGTGATCAGCATCGTCAGTCACCTCCTCATTCGTCGAGCAGGTCGCGAATCTCGCGCTGCTTGAGCCCGTCGAGCTGTTCCTCGCCGAACCCCTGGGACAGCGCATAGGCTTCCCAGTCGCCCTTGGACGCGTTACCGGCAGGTTTTGCCGGTGCAGTTTCTTCTTCGTCCTCGGCTGTGACGTCGGTGGTCTGGTCAGGTGTGTGGCCGGAGTCTTTGGAATCGACTGCCACGACGTAGCCGCCACCGATCAGCCCGGAGGCCACGGTGGAAGCTACGTCGACGACAATGCCGTTAGGTCCCTTGACGAGAGTCATGAAACCTCCCTCAGACTGCGGTGTAGGTGGCGATCGCTGTAGGGCGAACGACCTTGCCGCCGTAGACGTGGAGACCACGCAGACGGTCAGCGAACTTGTTCTCCGCACGCATGGCCTCGGTGTTCTGGATCTGCGAGACGTAGGCCAGCGCCGAACGGTGCATGGCCACGACCTGCGGAACGGCAGTCGAGGGCAGGTTCTCGGAGGCATAGCCTTCGAAACGGAGGATGTTGCCGAGGGATGCATTGCGCAGCCCATCAGTCGAACCGGACTGGTCGGCGTTGGTCATCTTCGAGTCGTGCTCGAAGAGAAGGGCCTCGAACTCGGCGTTCGCGACGAATACACGGTTCTCCATCGGCACGGATGCCTTGTTGAGAGCCTTGCGCAGGTCACGGAGCACGTTCCACGCGGTCTTCGCGTCAGTCGCGGGAGCGCCGGGAGTGACTGCGGTGCCGTTGGTGACGGCGAGTGCGGCGAGGAACTTGTCGGAGTCCTGGACGAGACCATCGGCGGCGGAGGTGGTGTACTCTCCGAGGTTGCCGGCGGCCTGTGCCCGGTCGATGTCGTCGACGTAGAAGTCGAAGGACTTCTCCTGGTCGACGAGGAGGTCGATGCCGGTGTCGGTGATGTCGTCGGCTGTGGTGGTGCGGCCGGCGGCCTTGTAGTCCTTGATTTCGATGGGGACTGGGCTGGTGATGTGGAGCGTGTTACCGGATCGGAGGTCGCCCTCGTACTCGCGGTTGGTCAGTCCAGCCCACACTGCTGTGTTCTGGAATGCCACGAGCATCTTGGATGACCAGATCTCCGGGATGAAGTTGGAAATCGCCATTGCGATACCCCTTTCTGGTTAGATGACGGCCCCTGGTTGGGGTTGCGTCAGGATTCGACCCTGCCTTCGTCGTAGGCCTTGGCAATCTCATTGGGAGACATGCCAGCGAGGTCGGCTTTGGTGAGCTTCTTCTTCCGCGGCTGCTTGCCACGCCCGGAGTCGAAACTTCCGTTGCTGCCTTGCGCAGCGAGGTACGGTTTTTCTTCCAAGAGATCCGAAATGGCGTCCTGGATTTGATCGGTGTCAACGTCACCGTCTTCGTTGACATCGAAATCTTTGAGGTCGAGGAGTTTCAACGCATCGGCAGGGTTACGAAGCTTTCCTGCGGCGGCTGACTTCACCTCGGAGCGCAACACGCGTTCGTTGGCCTTCGACAAGGTTTCTGCCCGTGCCTCGACGCGAGCCGCCTCGAGTTCGTTCTCTTCGGGGGTCTTGTCCTTGGCTTCGATCTGGCGTTTGAGTTCCGCGATCTCGGCGTCACGTTCACGAGCGGCCTTCTTCGCCTCATTGCGTTCGGCCTTCATCCGGTCGAGGGCTTTCTTCCCCGGATCTCCGAGTGAATCAGCACCGTCGTCATCGTCGTCGTCATTCTGGCCGGCGGGGTCTGTGTTCGGGTCTTCGCCTGGATCAGTGTTCGGATCCGCTGGCGGGTTCTGTTGGTCATCGACGAGGTTCGGTTCCTCGTTCGCGATGAGCTTCTGTGCCATGGTGTTCTCCTCCTGCTTTGCGCATGATGGATGCCCCCACGCTTGCCGTGGAGGTGGGATTTTGGTGGTCAGCTTCTCGCGTTGAACTCGCGGCGTTCGGCAGCGGTCATTGTGTAACGGCTTCGTGGGTCTCGGACGCCTGTCTCTCGCGCCCGGCGGACTGCCTCGGATGCTCCCGCACGACGGCCTCCGCGTCCGAACTGACCGAACCCGAGTCGGTCACCGCGGATCGCGCCTTCTGCGACTTGTCCGTATTCGGTGAGGTATCCGTATTCGGTGAGCATCGATGCGAACCGTTCCTTGTTCCCTTTGGACCGGCGCGTGATCTCATCGACTGAGAGGCGACGTTTCCCGGACTGGCCGGCGGTGGTCCTACGGTAGAAACCTCGGCGGCCGGAACCTTCACGGGTGAACCTGCCCGACGCGGTCATGCCTCGGCGTGAGTTCACGACCTGGTTCATGTCGGCACCGTTGCGGATCGCCTCGGCGCCGGCTTTCGTGTAGATCCGGTCCTGCTCCTTCGGAGACAGTGCTTCGAAGTGCTTGTACGGGTCGGTTGCTGATTCCTGTGCGCCCACCGCAGTCGACGGGAAATGCAGACATTTGCAGGCGGGGTGACGAAGGAATCCTTCGTTCCATTCGTAGTATCTGCCAGCGAGCACCGCGCACCGTGCGCAGCACCCGGCAGACACCACTCGGGTGTACCCGATTTTCGTTGCGGCAGTTCCGATGCGGACGGACGAAGCGGCTCGTGATGCATCTGCGACGGCGTATTGCACCAGGTGCGACAGCTCAATCATTCCGGCCTGCAGCGCCTCGTTGGTTGACCGTCCTCGGCCAATGCGATCCAGTGTGTGGTAGGCGACTCCTGCGAACGCCGCTTCCAACGTGGCACCTGTGGCAGGCATGGTGCCAACGATCGCGCCGGGACGAAGCGTTCCGTCGAGCCCGTCAATGTTCTGCTCGTTGAACGCGAAGTTGAGGTACTGTTCGTTGCTCGTGATGGTGTCATTCTGAGCCAACATCACAGCCGCGATCGCGGAAGGCATCAGCATCTGCCAGGAGCTGACCACAGATCCGGGGTTCACTCTCTTCCACGAGTTCGCTGCACGAATAGTTGCAGCGTTCGTCAGTTCAGCGGCATCCTGCTTGTGGCGGCCAGCTGCACGGACGACGTCGGCGGTGGTCATAGCTGCTCTTCGACGCCTTGGAATTGGTCAGGCTGCCCGGTGGTCGTCATCCGGTCGATAACGCCGAGGGGATCCTGTTCCTGCTCTTCCTTGATCATCTCCATCACACGATCAATCTCGTGCGGCGGAAGGCCGTCCTGCTCGAGGAGATACTTCATCGGGTAGCCCAGCTGACGCTTCTTGAGCAGAGCATCAGCACGTTGCGCATCCGACCTGTACTGAGGGTCCTTCCACATGGGAACACCCGCGCTGATCGCATCCACCTCTTTAGGCGTGCGCTGCATGGCAATCGCGGTGAGCCGGTTGATTACACGAACGTCCTGATTGACGAAGAGAATCGACTGGCGAGCGCGAGAGACGAGACCGGCCTCAGAGATTGTGAGGGCCTCAGCCGCGGTGTTGACCATCTTCCCGGACAGGTAGTGCGGGGGAGTTCTGGTCTGGGCGGCAATGTGTTCGACGGACTGCTGTGTGACTTCGAGGAACGGGGCAATCTGAGCTGACGACCACTCGTGTGGTTTCGCGTCCTCGTTGGGGATCCACAGGATCTTCTCGCCAGTGAGTGAGTCGAGGTCAACAGGACGTTCACCGACGATCTGACCGTCATCGCCGAGGATCGGGACCGTTGGTGTCTCGGCGCCGGTCAACACACGCTGGGGGAGTGTGACGGCGTCCAGAGCGTTGAGGAGGTACGCCCAGACGAGGTTGATCGCGTCCTGCATGGCCATGACACCGGAAATCTCAGAGACCGGGTCTTCGGGGCGCAGGAACGAACGGTTCTTCATCTCCACGATGGGGACTTCACCGAGGGGGTTCTTCGACGGCCACGTGTCGTCCGTGTTGTTCTTCCGAGGCAACCACCCACCGTCGAGGTCGACGGGCCGGCCATTGCGTTCGTGGCGCTTCTGCGAGGTCTCCCGTTCGAACTTCCACACCTGGTCAGGCGTGTACAAGGTCGCGTATTCGCGGGTGTCGTCTGCCCACATGATCAGACCAGCACGACGGAACCCTGATGCAGGGTCCTCGTCAACGATCGTCATCTCGGGATGCTCGAACGTGATCCGGGGACGGTCAACGCGGTCAGTCGGGGACACGAGCCCAAACGAGCGACCAGCAGCAGAACGGACAGCGAGTGCTTCCTGGATGCCTGCGTCGGCACCGGTGGCTTCCCACGCACGCGAGAGGGCAGTGTCAGAGCTGAGGCTTCCTGCGGGGCGTAGGCCGAGGTAGACCATGCGTTCACCGACAGCTTCAACGACAGGAGCGCACCAGTTGTCAGTGAACCCCGTATACCTCTGCTGGATGCTCTGTTTGAACTTCTCAGAGGCGAATCGGAGCCGGCCAGTGTCGCCGGTGAGGTAGTTCATGCGTTCCGAAATGGCGGGGCGACGGAACTGCAGAGCCTCAGACAACTCCTGAGTCTTATTCTGAGCTTGTTCGACAGTTATCATGTCACCTCCATCTCGTAGACGAACCGGTATAGATCATTGAGCCCTTCGTCACCCTTGCGCCGGATTTCACGGCGTCGAGTGTTGCCTGGTGAGCGAGGACGGAGGACATCGTGAGGTCGATCTTCTGATCCTCTGATGCCTTGACGATGTAGTACTTGCTGAAACCGCCCACAGCACGCTCCACAGCGTTTCTGACGTGGATAGACACCGTTTCGTCACCGTCATGAGAGAACGTGGATTCGGCGTCGAGAACGGTCGTTTTGAACGCTTCCAACGACTCCCACATCTGGTTGAGCCGGTTCGTGGAGAACTCGACAATCAGATCCCCGTACTTCGCCGACCACTCCGCGAGCTCTGAACGCCACCCGAACGGGTCAAAGTAGGCGCGAACGACGTCGTACTCGGAGAGAATGTCTGCGAGCGCGGAGTCGACCTCGAGGCGGGGGATGCGTCCGTTCCATTTCCTGGGGTCCCAGATCGTGGAGCGGGTGCCGTTGTGGTAGGTGGGAGTGAACTGGTGGAAGTCGAGTGTTTCGGCCCTGAACCCGGTCCAGTCATTGGTCTCTGATCCGTCGAAGCCGAGGCAGATCTTCGTGCGGGGCTTGACCTCGATACGAGGTTCAGCAGCACGCAGATCCCAGATGGTTTGCTTGATCCAGTAGTTCGTACCTGCGACGACACGGTTTCCGTAGAATCGTTCCGCCTCACCAGGATTCTCACGCATGAGGTCTGTTGCGGTGGCCTCAATGTCGCGGAGGTCGACCCAGGGTGAGAACTGGTAGTTGTACTGGAAGATCAGCTGCCGGTCTTCGTCAACAGCGAAGTCGAGGTGCTTGGGCGGTGGGTAGTGGTGGACGTAGACATCGGGGAGACCGGACTCCATGGTGTCCTTCTGCAACCATGAGCCCTCAGTCGCATCCGGCGGGTTCGATGACTCGACCATGCGGCCGCCCATGCCACCGAGACCACGGATGAGCGTGTTGTTGAACTCGCGCATCTTGTTCGAGTCCGTGTACAGGCCCGTCTCATCCGGGAACGCCGCAGTAATACGGGCACCCAGCTTCGATGTGGCCTTCGAGGTCACGATCTCGATACGAGAGTCACGGTTCCCGGACGGGTGGCGAATGAACTGCTCGCCGGTCTTCGGGATGACGTTGGCCAGCGGCCCGTTGTCGATCATTGGGATGAGAGCACCCCACGTGTTCTCGACCTGGTCCTCAACGACAGCGGCCAGCTGGATGCGCGGTGTCGGCCACGGTCGGCCCATCGGCTCACCGGCCATGTAGTCGTACTCCCAGCCGCACGGACAGGCGTAGTCAGCGCAACGGTACGTTTCCGAGCCTGTAGCGAAGCCGTCGAAGAGTGCAGGCCCCACGAACTCGATGAGCGCGTGGCCGGCGATGCCGGGTGACTTGCCGATCTTCTGCGCCGCGATCCATGCCGAACGGCGGTACTTGAACGCTGCCGACTTCTCTCCGCGCTGCGCGTCCGGGCGCACGATGTAGTGATTGGCCAGGAAGATCTTGTGGTCGATTGTCGGCTCGAAGTACTCGCCAGCGGTGTCTCCCTGCGGGACGACAGCGTGATTGGCGAGCCAGTCCGCGAGGAAATAGCCGAGTGTGGTCTGTGGGTGAGGAATCGAGTAGTTCGGGACCGGGACCTTCCGGTCAGCCTGCATCGTCATCACTGCTCGGCGGGAACAACGCTGCGATCGACTCAGCAGTCGACTTCCGCTTCTTCAACGTCGGCGGCGCCGTCGCCTCAGATCGGTTCTGCAGCTCCTCAGTGGACGCATACCGCCATTTGTGACGAGTCATGCCCGTGATCGTGATCCCCAGATCCTCGGCCATGATGCGGGATTGTGTGATCTTCGACGCCGGCACTTCGAAGTTCTCGTTCTCGATGCCCACGAGTAGGCGAACGTAGATCGCCAACGGCAGATGCTGGTGCTGAGCCTCCCAGACGATGGACTGGCCCATCTTCCAGAACTGCCTCCACAACTCCCGTTCACGCTCTGTGAGCCCGGGTTTGAGTGGCCAATTCGGTGTGCGTCTCCGGTCAACATGCTCGGGCAGCTTCACCCAACCGTCTTCGTTTCGACGTTGGCGGTACGAATTGAGATCCGCCGGGGGACCACTGCGAGCGCGTGCGCCTCCTGATGTCATGGTCGAAACCTCACTTCCGGCACCATTGCGGCACCACAGATGCGGATCGTTGCGACCCGACATTCGACACGTTTAAGACCCGTTCTGACCTGGGGATATGAGATTTTTTGAACCCGTCGCGAGCTATTTAGCTC